ATGGTTTCAATTAATATTTGTTGAAAAATATATTTGTTTAGGCTTCTTGTGTGGTAATAAATCAAAACAAAAATACCCTGAATCATAAAAACTAATAAATATGTTCAGTCCATCAAAGGATAACTTGAATTGTTTTTCCCCAAATAATCTCTCTTTCTTTTTTTATTTGATAAATTTTGACATAGTTTCCAGATGATGTATTTTTTTTCCAAACAATTCAATTATTTAATTCATATTGATTTGGCTAAAAATATTCCAAAAAAAAAGCTCAAAACAAAAGTAGTTAAATAACCACCCATAGAAGTACAATATTTAAATTTTGACAAATTATCAGGTGTTGATGAATTATTGTTAATATTATCAATATTTTTTTGAAGAAGTACAATATTCAAGTCATTTAATTTTTCATAAAGGGACAATGAAATTTTATTGATTGTGTTTTTGTTTTTTATTTCCAAATCTAAAACATTATTGATATTTCTGGATAATTTTTCTCCAATTAATAAAGAAATATTTTTTTGATTTTGTGGAACAATTTGAAATAAAGATTCTGATGAATTTTGTGACATGGTATCCAATAAATTTTGTGGTGTTGTGTTCAATGAATTTTGTGACATGGTATCCAATGAATTTTGTGGTGTTGTGTTCAATGAATTTTGTGGAACATTTTTAGAATTTAACCGAGTTTCATTAATTTTGGATTTGGATTTTGATCCAGACTTAATCTTAGAATTTGATTTTAACTTGATTTTAAAATTTGATTTAGAATTTGATTTAGGTTTTGGGATTCGTCCAGAAAATAAGTTTTCCAATTTAAGCGTAAATTTTTTGTCCAGATTTTTAAAAACTTTTTTTTTTTTTTTAACCATCTATAATACCATTATAAATAATTTTTGAATAATAATAAAATTGATTAATCGTCAACTTGTACACAAAATGAGACGAAAAAATCGGGAATTTTCTTTCAATATTTAATAAATTATCATGATCTGTAAATTTTTGATTTTATAAAATTCATCAACCAAACATAATTTTTTTATTGATTATTGTTAAATATCCAAATATACAAAAGATTTTTTTAAATTTTTAAGAAATTTGAAAATTATTTTAAGATAATTTGTCATGTTACATTACATTAAATATGGATTTGAAAAATTTCTTATATTTAAATAAATCTAGTCCAAGTTTTGGATATACACACACCACTATTCCAGGTAATTTTCCAGGAGGTTCTTACTATATTAGTAAAAAAGAGACTAAAAATTTTAGAGATATTTATCATAATTATGTTTTTGTTGATAAACAACCCACTCATCTCACTGAATCACCAGATCCATCTGGATTCTCACCTCTTAAAGTTGATATAGATTTTAAATATACAAGTAAAAAAATTAAAAGAAAATATACAAATGATATGCTAAAAGATATTGTTAGATATCATTTTGATTCTATTAAAAAATGGCTTGTTACTCCTTTGAGAGATGAAGAAAAATTATGTTTTGTTTTTGAGAAACAAAACCCAATATCACAAAATTTTAAAGAAAATATAGTGAAAGATGGTATTCATTTAATGTGGCCACACATGATAACACCATGGGCATTTCACAGAAAAGTAAGGAAACATGTAGTAGACGCATCCAAAAAAAATAAAATTTTTGAGAATATGAAATTAGTCAATTTAATATCTGATGTATTTGATTCTAGCATAATAAATAGAAATAATTGGTTGATGTATGGAAGTTCAAAATATAAAAAAGAACCATATTTATTAACAAAAATTTATAAATGTGAAGATGTATCTATAGATAATGAAATTATAGAAAATGGTTCAAGCAAAAATGGGAATGACACAAAAAACAAGATTGTGGAAATTGAAATAGACAGAGAAAAATACAATCCCAGATATTTAATTGATTTATTATCAATTCAAAATAGAAAAGACGATATTTCCATGTTTAAAATAGAAAAAGAACATGAAATAAAATTAGAACAAGACAAAGAAATAAAAATTAAAGCAACCAAAAACAAACCAACATATTCAAAAGATAAGAAAAGTGGTAAAATGAAATGTTGTAAAACAGAACTAAAATCAGTATTTGAATATATCAATATGTTAGATATTAAAAGAGCAGTGGATTATAAATTATGGATAGAACTGGTTTGGTGTTTACACAATATTCATAACATAGATAACAAATTATTAAAAAAACTTATTGAATTTAGTAAAAAATCACCAATTCATAAAGAAGAAGCAGAAGATTCATGTAAAAAAGAATGGAACAATGCCACTAAACAAGGTGGTTTAGGGATAGGTTCTTTAAAATATTGGGCCAGATTAGATTCACCTGTTAAATATAAGAAATTCCAGGATGAAAATAATTGGGAAAAAGTTAAAAATACTGTATTGAGTATCCCAATGACTCAATATGATGTAGCGGAAGTTTTATATGGATATTCAGGTGATATTTATAAATGTGCTAATAGTAGAAATAAATTATGGTATTGTTTTAATAATCATAGATGGAATTTATTGGAAAGTCCCATCAAATTAAAAAAACATTTATCAACCACTATATTTAAATCTTTCCAAAAATTCTATAATAAATATACCTCTAATGAAGACTTAGATATAAAAAAAGCAACTGAAATATTTAAAAATATTTGTAAATTAAAACAAACCAAATTTAAAAAAGATGTTATGGAAGAAAGTGCTGAATTGTTTTATGATGATGAACAGAAATTTCAATTAGAGTTGGATGAAAAATACAATTTGATAGGTTTTAAAAATGGAGTGTATGATTTGAATAAAAGTTATGATGAAAATCCATTTAGACCTGGAAGACCAGAAGATAATATTTCTATGACAACTGGAATTGACTATTGTGAATATTCAATGGAGCATGGAATTGTTATTGAGATTTATGAATTTATTGATAAAATTTTTCCAAACAAAGATATTAGAGAATACATATTAACATTATTTTCCAGTTTTTTAAATGGTAGTACTAAATCAGAACAATTTCATTTTTGGACAGGTTCTGGAGGTAATGGTAAATCAAAAATTATAGAATTATTCGAAAAATCATTTGGGGATTATTGTTGTAAATTACCCATTCAATTACTGACACAAAAAAGAAAAGGTTCAAGTCAAGCTAACCCTGAATTGGCCAGAACAAAAGGTAAAAGATTCGCTTGTCTTCAAGAACCAGATAAAGGAGCTAAAATTAATTCAGGATTATTAAAAGAATTAACGGGTGGAGATAAAATTATGGCAAGAAAACTTTACCAAGATTTTATAGAAATTAAACCACAATTTAAAATGGTTTTATGTTGTAATGATTTACCTAAATTGCCCCCTAATGATGGTGGTATTTGGAGACGTGTCAGAGTTGTTGAATTCAAATCTAGATTTGTCAATAATCCAAATAAAAATGACCCATGTGAATTTAAAAAAGATGAAGATTTAAGTGAGAAGTTCCATCTGTGGAAAGAAGCATTTATGTGGATTTTATTAAATCAATATCAAAAAGTGTACAAATGTTTTGGAATTCAAGAACCAGATGAAATTATTAAATATACCAGAAAATATAAACAAGGATTAGATAGATTATTACAATTCACCAATGAATTTGTGGAGACATGTGATAAAGATGAAAGGATCAAAGTAACTGAAATTTATCCTTTGTACCAAAATTTTATTAAAACTAATTTTCCAGGAGGAAAATTAATTGCGAGAAATGAATTTATAATAGAAATGGATAGAAAATTAAGGGTAAAACATTCTGATCCACAAAGAGTTAAAAAAATAAATGGTAAAAAAATTATTGGTAATGGAACAAATGGTTGGTGGGGATTCAAAATCAGTTATGCTAACTCGGCCATGGATTTTAATTAAAAATTATTTTAGATTTTTTGGATTTTCCAGATTTTTTTGATTTTTTTGATTTTTTGGATTTTCCAGATTTTTTGGATTTTTGGATTTTTTTTGGAGATTTTTTTCAAAAAAAACTATTTGGCTTTGACTGTCATTTGAAAATGGTTTTGGTAATTTCACATAATTTTCAATAGAAGACTAAAATAACCTATTTATTTAATATAGTTTTTACATTAAAACTATCAACTTCAAAATGATTATTTTGAAAATTTTAACAAGTTTGATAAGTTTATTTCTGGTCAGGAAATTTGATTGTTAATATCAATGAACAAAATCAACGAAATGTTCAGATTGGAAATTATAATTGGTCCTATGTTTTCTGGAAAAACTACTGAATTATTGAGAAGAATTTCTTGTATGGAAGCCATAGGAAAAAAAATATTAATCATTAATCATTCATTAGACACAAGATCTAAAGAAACTATTTTAACACATTCCAAACAAGAAAAAATTGCCACTAAAACTGAAAAATTAATAAATATTATTGATAGTGATATTTTCAAGGATGCAGAAGTGATTGGGATTGATGAAGCTCAATTTTTTGGAGATTTAAAAGAATTTATTATCAAAATTGAAAAGACCAATAAAATTGTGTTTATATCTGGTTTAGACGGGGATTATTTAAGAGAACCATTCGGACAAATATTGGATTGTATACCTTTATGTGATTCAGTTACCAAATTACAGGCCATGGACATGATTTTAAAAGATGGAACACCTGGAATATTTACCAAAAGAATTGCTGATTCTAAATCTCAAATTCTCATAGGTAATGAAAATAAATATATGGTTGTAAACAGAAAAAATTATTTTACATGAAAATTTTCAAAAAATATTAATTTTGGATAAATCAAAAATATGATTTTAACATGATTTTTTTTGTACTAAAATTTCTTTTGTTAAAACATAAAACTAAACACTATTTATAAAAAATAATTTAGATATTTCAATGACCATCATACGAAACATAAATCCAAATATCCATGAAAAATAATGATTTTTTTTAGTTGAAAATCTCATTAATTTGATTTTTATGGTGAACAAACATTTAAAGATTTGATAATTTTTGAATTTAAATGATATATTATTACTATATTTGGATGGTGATAGCAGGTGGTTTTTTTATGTTTTTAGCATCTATGGGAATTGGTGCTAATGATGTGGCGAATGCGTTTGCCACGTCTATAGGTTCAGGAGCATTAACTATGAAAAGTGCTATCGTAATTGCTTGTATATTTGAGTTATTAGGAGCTGTATTAATGGGTTCACATGTTACTGAAACTATCAGAAAAGATATTGCTAATTATGAATGTTTTGTGGATAGTCCAGAACAACTCATGTATGGTTGTGTATATGTTTTATTATCTGTGGGTCTTTGGTTATTCATAGCTTCTAAGTTTGAAATGCCAGTATCAACAACTCATTCATGTGTTGGTGGGATGATTGGTATGGCCATTGCTCTTGGTGGAACTGAATGTGTGAATTGGTTCACAAGAAAAGATTCTTTTCCATATGTAGGAGGTGTTGGAGGAATAATTTTATCTTGGTTATTTTCTCCTTTACTATCATTATTATTATCACTAATTATTTTTGGAATCACAAGACAAGTTATACTTAGGAGTAAAAATAGTTTTAGAAGAAGTTTTATTAGTTTTCCAATATTTGTGGGTCTAACACTAACTATCAATAGTTTTTTTGTAATTTACAAAGGTGGTAAAAATGTTGGAACCAGTAACATGGAAAGTTGGGTTGCTGTGTTAATATCCATTGGTATAGGATTATTTGGTGGTTTATTAACAATTCCTGTTATACCAAAATTAAGAAAATATGTGTTGAATAAATTTAAAGATAAAGATATTGAGTTAGAAGAAATCAAAAAACAAGACACACAAATTAGAAAAAAATCCACACCAACCCTATCACCATTATCTGTACCATCTGTTCGAACTATGTCTTCTATATCTTTTACAATGTCATCGCCACCTATACCATTTAAACATCAAACATCAATAGTAACTTCAAATCCATCGGCAATTTCATCACCTCCAACATCACTTTCAACACCACCTCCAACATCACTTTCAACACCACCTCCAACACCACCTTCAACACCACCTCCAACACCACCTCCAACATCACCTCTAAAACAAAAATCAAATCATATAACAACTATATTGAATTATAATATTAACACAGACACAAATAATAATGATATAGTTCAAAACATTCATGAAAATGCTGAAAAATTTCTTCCCAAAACAGAAGAATCTTTTAAATTTCTACAAATATTTACAGCAATTTGTGATTCATTTAGTCATGGTGCCAATGATATTGCCAATTCTGTTGGTCCATTTGCAACTATTTATTCAATTTGGTTAAGTGGTCAAGTATCGGAAAAATCGGTTTTAGGTTCAAATTCATATTGGATATTGGGTTTGGGTGGTTCAGGTATTGGGATTGGATTATTGATTTATGGATACAAAATTATAAGAACTATTGGTGTTAAACTTTGTAAAATTACTCCTTCAAGAGGTTTTGCAATTGAGTTGGGTTCTGCCATAATAATTTTGATGGGAAGTCGTTTGGGAATTCCATTATCAACCACTCATTGTCAGGTTGGAGCCACAATGGGCATAGGTTTATTAGAAAAAAAAAAAACTAAAAAATATGTTCAATGTGCTGGGTTAAATCTTAAAATATTGTTAAAAACCATGATTGGTTGGATTTTAACATTGTTGGTAGTTGGAGGAACAAGTGCTTTATTTGTGGCACAAGGTATTTATTCTCCTTCAATCAAATTAACCAATTTAACTAATATATATTTGAACAATAGTTTAGTACAATAAATATGAATTTGATTTTACATAAAAATAATGTCACATTAAATATAAATGAGTGAATCAAACAAAACCCTAACAAATATTAATATAGAAAATATTACAAATATTCAAAAAAAAAATAGATTTGAAATTGTGGATATTAATCATACATATAAAAATTTTTATGGAAATCATAATAGAATATCAAGACCTATTCTATCTAAATTTGAAAAATGTAAAATATTAGGAATACGAACAGAACAAATAGCATCTGGTGCTGTTCCACTAATAGAACTAGACAATACTGAAACTTCAGAATATGAAATTGCAATTAAAGAATTAAATTCAAAAAAAACTCCTTTTATGATTAGAAGATATTTACCTAATAATGAATATGAAGATTGGAGATTGGATGAACTAATTTATTGAATTTATAAACCAAAATAATTTTTATATTTTTTTCTTTGATAAATTTAATGGTGATGGGTCCATATTCAAATAATTTATATAAATTTTCTAATGGTGTTTTTGCTAAAAAAACATCAAATGGAGAATTTGAAATAGTTAAAAAACCACGAAAAAAACTAAAATTTACAACTAAAACAAATTTTAGAAAAATCAGTATAATAAAAGCTATGGAATTATTACGAAAATATTATCAATTTAACTCATGATTATTTTCAAATGAACATGGCGATGAAAATTATTCTTACAAATTAAAATTTGGGAGTTGAAAAAAAATATTAACCATATTTATGGGAAGACATCAATTGTTTAAAAAAATCCCACCTAAAGAATTAGTCTTAAAAGTACTAAATAGTTTTGGTTTCTTGAATTTTAATGATAAAAGATGTATTTGTAAAAAATATTTTGGAAGAATGAAAGTTATCAAAAATATTGAAAAAATCATCCCAGAATTAAAAAAATTTTATCTTCCCTGCAAATCCAAAACTTATTTGACATTTTTAGACAATAATTCTGTAATGACAATACTAAGACAATTACTCAGACCGTACAAATATGTTGTTGTATCCAGAGAAAAATATATGAATGGAGAAAAACTGATCAATTATAGTTTAAATAACATGAAAAATGTCGAGTTTAAGCCCATTTTGTCAAATGATAATTCCAGTATAATTTTAACATTCAATTGAATTGAATTAAATTTTTAGAAACTTATCAAAAATAAGTTTTTTGAATCCTTAAAAACCTATGGTATAACACCATGGTTTAGAGGGGAAAAACTGTAATTAACCAATTTGTTAGGTCACAAAATGATAGGTATACTAATAAATTCTAACTACTATTTTGTTTGTTTTGTGTAATGTTCTTCATTTGATAATTATATCCAATGATTTATTTTTTATGGAAATTTTTGTTTATGACTGTAACATGAAATATAAATTTAGGTTTTCAACAAATATAAATTCTGGGTGGTCCATCAAAACATCAAACTTCATAAATAATATTATTTATCGTTTGATCATTGGACATAAAAAATCAAATCTCAAAACATAAATAATATTATTTATTTTGACACTATATTTGAAATCTTTTAGTTCTTTATCAAACAAATCTAAATTTAAAATATCTAAATAATATTTTTTGTATTTTAATTTGGTAATGTTGTTTTTAAATGATCCTAAATAGTTTTTTTTCATTTCAAATGTTGTAAAATTAGATTTATCAATTTTAACATTGATTCCAGGAAAATTTTGAAAATCTTTAACTAATTGTTCTGAAAGATATTTAGTGTCATTTAAATCATATTTTTTAATAATTGGTTCAATTCCAATAGATTTCATGTATTGATGAAGAATAAATAATTTATTTTCATCAAGTTCATGAATTTTTATTTCACCATTTTTACCAAACAAATAGATAGCACCAAATTTGTAAATTAGCAAAATTTTGTCAAAAAAATCTTTTAAATTTTGAATTTTAGAAAAATTCAATTTGTAAAAAAAATATGGTTTGATACCATCCTTGAATATTTTTTCAATAATTTTTAACATACATAACACAATATTAATTATTATTCTGTAACTCTTGAACAATATTATTTAAATAATAAATATTTTGATTTAAAGAAACTGTTTATTGACATCACTAAATGATATATGTTTACAGCAGGTACATACAATACAAAGAATATTTCAATCTTATTAAATATCTGCTAAGACAAAATGGTTATTTTTACAAAACCATTAATACATTGAAAAATCAGATAGAAAATAACATTGATTTATTTATCATTGTGGGATTTGATATAACTGATGATACATTGCCTAAAAATTATATTATTCTTCAACCAGATAATGTTCTGGAAAATAAATATGAAAATTTCTATGTTTTGGAAAAATACAAAAAACTTTTTAAAAATGCCATTGAAATATGGTCTTTTAGTAATAAATTTATATATATTTTATCTATGTATGATTTAGACAAAAATGATTATAATTTTCGTCTGTTAAATTATTGTTGTTATGATGGTCTAACCCGATTTGAACCAAAAGATAAAAAAACTATTGATATTTTATTTTATGGTTTGATGACTGAAAGACGTCATAAGATATTGGATTTTTTAACCAGATTTAAAAAAAAATATAAAAAAAAAATCAAGATAGAAATTAGAAATGATTTATGGGATAATGAAAAAGATGATTTAGTGTCAAAAAGCAAAATTGTACTACACATTAATAGTTTTGACAATGAATCACTTAATATTCTTAAAATGTTGTATGTTTCCAGGAATAAATGTTTTATTCTTTCAGAAAAAGGAACTGACACAGATGAAAATATTTTTATGGAAAACTATTTTGAAATCACAGATTATACCAAATTGGTTTCTCGTTGTGTGTACTACCTGAAAAATCCAAAACTAAGACATGTTTATTTAAACAAAGGATACCAATTTTCTAAAAATTTGAAAAGTAAAAATAATATATTAAATTTGTCTAATTTTAGTAAAAAAAAAACTAAAAAATCAAATTGCAAAAAACATAAATTTATTTATCCTTCCAAAATCAAAGAAACTGAAATTGAGGTTTTGGAAAATAAAAATGTTATATTAAAATTGCCTAATATTCCAAATAAAGATTTACCACCTATCTCAATATTGACACCTACAGGAGACAGAAGATTAATATTTTCTTTGGCCATTAATAATTTTTATTCATTTATTTATCCAAAAAATAAATTAGAATGGGTAATAGTGGATGATGGAAAAAATTCAATGAATGATTTGATCCCAAAAGATAACAGAATCAAATATATCAAACTTGAAAAAAATACCAGACTTCCGATTGGGAAAAAAAGAAATATATGTGTACAAAATGCCACTCATGATATTTTGGTTCATATGGATGATGATGATTATTATCCACCCGAAAATTTATTAGCAAGAGTTAAATCTTTGATCAAATACAGAAAACAAAATATAGAATGTTTGGGTTCTACTGGAATTTTAAATTATAATATCACAAATGATAAATCAACGATGTTTGGGATAGACAATGTCATGTACATTTCAGAATCATCACTGATTTATACTAAAAATTTTTGGAAAAACAGAAATTTTCTTGATGAATCTGTTAATGAAGAATATTATTATTTTATTAAAAATAGACAACATAAATGTATGTATTTACCTTCACAATTCATAATAATATCATTGACACATGACTCAAATTTGATGATAAATTCTAAAAAAATAAAAATTCTAAATATCAAACAATCTGTGTTTGAGTTATTTGATGAAAAAACAAAATTCATTATTAATTTAATTAAAAAAAAAATAAACAAAAAAATAAACAAAAAAATCAATAAAAAAAAAACTATTTTGGAATGAATCATATTTCAAATTGTTTTCGTAATTTTTGAAAAATTCTTTTTTTAGAATCCATCAATATTGATTCAATTTCTTTATCATTGAACATTTTCAACATTTTGACAAATTCATCTTTGTCTATTTTGTTTTCTTTATCTAATAATTTATCAATATATTGTTGAATATCCATATTTTTTAAATTTTCCAAATAATTTTTGAATTTAAGAATTTTTTTATCTAACAAATATATTTCTTTATTTTTCATTTTATTTGCCAATTCAACAAGATAATCTTTATCCACATGAAAAACCGAATCTTCATTAAATAAACCATATATATTGTTCAATTTATTAATTTTTATTTTTTTAGAAGAACATAATCCCATTATATATTAATATATATTTTGAACAAAAACTCTTTTAATTTTTCAAAAATTAAAATGTTCAAAAAGTTTTTTATTTTGATTGAGTGGTAGCATAAATCATAGTCCAATTTTTAGCTTCATTGATAAATTGTTTTCTGTTTTTTGTGTATAAATTTGCTATATGAGGAACCAATGGATCTTTTGGGTTTGGATCATTCAAAAGTGAGCAAATGGAAAGTAATATGGTTTTAACACTTAATAAAGGATTCCATGAATTCTTCAAAATATCAATACAAATACCACCAGAAGAATCTATGTTAGGATGAAATATTTTTGTTTTAAATCTTACAGAAGGAGGTCCCAAAGGATATTTTTTAGTAAAATTAATTTCTAATTTAAAAACACCACCTTCATAAGGTGTATCTACTGGACCTAAAATTATTGCATTCCAAGTTGTAATATCTGTTTCTAATGGATGTGCTGAACAATTACAAACTGGATCCTTCAATAGTTTTTTATATTCATTTTTGATTCGTCTGATAGTAACCATTTATTTCATGAATTTTTCAACAAAAAAAAATCAAATTTTTCTTGTTAAATCTAATAATCAAAATCTCGTTTATTTTTTTGAAATATTTGGACACCAAATTAAACATCAATTTTTTTTATGTTCTAATGTCCATGTTTAATATATTGAATGTTTCATAATTCAAATTTTAATATTTTTTTATTCAGTTTAAGATAATGTTTGTAAAACAATATTTTGATCAAATTAGTTGATGGTACACATGGAAATTTGAAAATTAATATTTATTGCCACTGTTCAAAATTTTTTTACATGATTATTTCTTTAAAAATCAGCGTTATCTAAAATAATCAAATTTATATTTGCTAAAAATGCAAAACATCATTAGCATAACTAATTGTTCTTTTGTCATGTCCAGCCAATGTATTTTTAACAAAATCAATAATCTTCTATACAATATTTCATAGCTTGTTCCTATGATATTTTGATTATTCACTTGATTGCTACATTATCACTATCCTGGTATTTTTGGTGTATTTAATCAGGTTGATTTCCAGCCGTGCTTGGTACACATGGCATATCAAAATATAATAAAAACTGCATTTTTAATCTTCATTGGTTTAAAATATTGGTTAATACATATTATATACACATTTATATAATGGGAATTAAAAAGCTAAATAAATTTTGGTTAAATATTCATCCCCAATCTATTATTAAAACACATTTGAGACAATTCAAAGGTAAAAAAATTGCCGTTGATTTTAATTTGTATTTATACAAATTTCTTCTTTCAAACGTAAATTATCTCGAAAGTTTAATGTTTCAAGTCACGAGATTTCTTAAATTTGGAATTATACCAGTATATGTGTTTGATGGAGAAAAACCTAAAGAAAAAATCATTACTCTTCAAAAAAGGAAAAAAAGAAAAGAAAATATGAAATCAAAAAGAGATAAATATAAACTCCTTTTAAATGATATTACAAAATACAGCAATGATAAAAAAATAAACATAGAACAAATAGAAAAAAATTTAAAAAATGACATTAAAAAAATAGACAAAAAATTAATTTATATTAAATCTGAATATATTGATAAATCTAAAAAATTATTGGAATTAATGAAAATCCCATTTATTCAAGCTAATGGTGAAGCAGAACATTATTGTTCTCAGTTGAATCATAATAATATTGTAGATTATTGTTTGTCTGATGATATGGATATGTTTCCTTGTGGTTCCAAAAAAGTAATTAGATTTCTTAAATTCAATGATAATTTTGTTCAAGTCTATGACAATGTCAGTTTTACTAAAAAACTTGGAATCACATTTGAAAAATTAATAATAATATCAATATTATTTGGGTGTGACTATTTAGATGTTAAATTTAAAAAATACACTTCTGATTTGGAAATATACAAATTAGTCAAAGAAAATGACATCAAGTACATATTGAATAATTATTGTTATAAAACATCTTTAAAAAAATTCCAAAATATTTTTGATATTTTTAGTAATGTTTTAAATTTTAAATTTTCAATGATGGAGAAAAAAAGAATAACCAAACAATTAGAAAATAAATTTTTAACTAAAAATGACATAGAACTTTTGGAAAGTTTTTTTAAAAACAATAATGAAAAAATTAGTAAACATAAATTAAATTATCTTTATCGGCACTACAACGAAAATTGCAAAAATTTTGGAAGTTTCAAACAAAGTTTCAAACAAAGTTTCAAACAAAGTTTCAAACGAAGTTTCAGACAAAGTTTCAAACAAAGTCCCAAACAAAGTCTCAAACAAAGTTTCAAACAAAATTTTAAATTTTCGGAAATATGATTGAAACAAAAATTATTTTAGAACAAATAATAATAATTTTGAATACAATTTAGAATAAAATAAACACATTTATTTTTGTATTCTTTATTTTGTTCACTGTTGATAAAATTATTGACGCTTTCTAAAAACATATCCAAATTTTTTATTTCATTTAATTTAAATTTAAATGTTTTATTTTTAAATTTATAAATTTTTTTTTTATAGTTATTCCATTTTATTAAAAAATGTCTATAAATATTTTTTAAGTTAGATTTATCCACAGATAAAAGTAATATTATAAATGGTTCAATATTAATATTTTTATTGATTGAAAATATATCATAAATTCTGTTCATATTTTCTTTTGTATTTTTATCAATTTTAGTACTTTTATTCACAAAATATTTTTCCAAATTTTTATCAAAAATATAACCATATCCAACTAATGATTTATAAAATAATATTGGATTAATCACTATTTTTTCAAATATGAATTTGTCCATTTATATTTGAAATAAAATAATACCATGATTTTTACTTATCATTTGAATGAATATAAAAACTATTTGTTAGAACAATTCAAATGTTGGATAAAAATTCCAAAAAAGAAAAACAACCTAAAAATCTTAATCTTGAACTTTGGGAACATCAGAAAGCAATGTTGTGGAAATGCAAAGAAATCGAAAAAAATAAAAGAATTGGTGTTTTGACAGATGATCCAGGAACTGGAAAATCACATGTTATCCTGAGTTTAATATCTGATGATATTCAAAATGAACCAAACAGTAAAATTAGAACTAATATAATTGTTGTTACCGAAAATATTTATGAACAATGGACAACATACATCAAGAATTTTTCAAATATCAAATGGACCAAATTTATCGAATATTCTGATATATCAGAACTTTATTTTCAAAGTCATTTCATTCAAAATTTTGATATTCTTTTAACAACTCCATTGTATTACAAAGTAATTTGTGATATTTTAAAAGATAATAAAATTAAAATTAAAAGAATAATAATAGATGAAATTGATAGTGTTGAAACATTAATCAAATCAGATTTAGATTCTAAATTTGTTTGGTTGATATCTGGAACTTTTGATATTGAAAAAATTGGATATTTTTCCGGAAAAATTATTTCGGTTGTAAAATGTGTCAAATCATTTTATAAACCATTAAACAATTTAAAAAAACCTAAAATTGATAATATTTTGTGTTATGATAACAATATAAACATAATCAGTGATTTATTGAGTTTTGAAGAGCTTAATGAGATTAATGCTTGTGGTCAAACATGTGAAAATACCATTGAAAATTGCTTAAAAAATTTAAAAGAATTAAAAATTAAATATAATAAACAAATTAATGAAATTAGCCACATGATAAAAAAAAAAAACATTGAAGGTGATTTTTTAGATGAAATGAAAAAAAAAAAAAAACATTTATGTGGGTTGTATAATATTTCAAATAATAAATTAAATAAATTAGTAAAAAGACTTAAAAATAAGAATATTTGTTTAGTTTGTTTTGATGAAATAAAACTACATCTTATTTATATTTCTGAATGTTGTTTGAATTTTTACTGCAAAGAGTGTTTGTTCGAATCTGTTAAAATGTCTTCTAAATGTCCATATTGTAGAACTGCTATTTATATTCAAGAAAATGTCAACGAAAATTCAAGCAAAACAGAAAATAAAAAAAAAATTTTTAAATTAATATCAAATCCATTATTTTATTCCAAAATAGACAAACTGAAATTTAAATATAACAAAATAAAATTTGATATAAACAAACTTCAAGAAAAACAGAAACTTTATAAATCATCAGAAAACATGGCAAGTTTTAAAAACAACAAAATAGAATATATAAAAAAATATTTCAGAGAAACTAATATTGAAAATAAATCAATAATTATTTTTTCAAGTTATTCATCAACATTTAGAAAAATACAAAAAATTTTGGACAATGGTAATATTGGTTATGTAATGTTGGATGGGGGAAATATAGAACTTATTCAAAAACAAATAAATTTGTATAAATCAGGTAAAAAAAAAATATTAATGGCCAATTCAAATATTCATGGTTGTGGAATTAATTTGGAAAATACCACAGATGTTATATTAATTCATTATTCAAATAAATTTACATCTCTTGAAAAACAATTAATCAGTAGAGCACAAAGACCTGGAAGATTAAAACAATTACACATTATTAAGCTGTGTTACATGAATGAGCTTGAAAATATTAAATTTGCTAATTGAATAAAATATCGCACCTAATAAATATTACACCAATGAAGTTTTGAAAAGCCTATTTTTATCATTATTTTCAAAAGTTTTCTTGTTTTAGGGTTTCACAACGCTAAAGCTGATGAGTGAAGCGAATAGAACATGTGAATTATGATTGTTTGGATCAACTGATCAGTGGGTTAACAAACTCCCCGTCATGATCCAAATAGGTACGCCAATAACAGCGAGTTAAACTGCTGTTCGTTTTGTTTATCTGTTTTCGTGTTGTGAAACCCTTTGCTCATCTATTTTCGTGTTGCGAAACCTTTTGCTCATCTCTTTTCATGTTACGAAACTTTTTGTTCATCCATTTTGCTCATTTGTTTTCGTATTGCGAAACCCTTTGTTTGCTAATTCTACATTATATCAATAACTGACAATTGGTGATGTTTCGGACATTTCAATCCCTGTTCATATCAAACAAAAAATGAATCATTTAGAGCAATTGGATTACTATCAAGACTTATCTTGCAAAATCAAAATAAAGAACCTTTAATTCTTGACATGCTATTCTTGTTGTTAATCATTAAATTTTTGTTAATGAAACTTACGAACAGCATTTTAAACTTTATCGATACAAATTCACAAAAAATCAAATTAATAATTCCACTTATCCTTTATGGACTGAATTATTAAAATGTTTTTTTGTTTTGATTTATAACTGTACAAGAAGTCCAAATAAAATATATTTTTCAATAAATATGAATTGGAACCATGGTGTAAATATACACCATAGTTTCCATTAAAGGATAAAATTAATTCTGTAACAGGAATTAATCTGCTAAAAAAATATTAGAACATTCAATGATGTGAGTGATGAATATGTTTGACATTCCCAAAAATTCTATTTAACTTGACCATTACCCCCATATTTAGCCAATAAATATCCTTTGATGGACTATGGTAAATATTTACACCATGGTTTCAATTCATATTTGTTGAAAAATATATTTTTTAGACTTCTTGTGTGGTAATAAATCAAAACAAAAATACCATGAATCATGAAAACTAATAAATATGTTCAGTCCATCAAAGGATAATAATGGAAATGTATAAAAATTAAAAAATTTTAGAAAAAAAAGAACTTTTGTTCAAATGTCAACATAAGAAGAAACATGTTTGAAACAAAAAATTCATAGATATATCAGAATAAATTATCCACCATATTTAGCTGATTACACCAACATTTAAAATGAAACAAGATAATTAAAAATCTCGGTGATATAAATGCACCCTAAAACTAATATAGTTTATTATTGGGCTTGCGTCTTCTAACTTGCCTTAGAAGCATATAAAACCATATTCAATGAACTTAGGTATTTATAAAGCCATTTGACGCTCCTTTTCAAGAGGGTTGGTCGCTTTTATTTTATTTGTTTTAACTCCTTTATATAATATGTGCCGTATTGGTTTAATTTTGAAAACTTAGATGAACATGGTGAATAGGAAGCAATGGAAACAAACAACCTTATGCTACAAATATATAATTTGGTTTATCTTTGAGTCATTTTTGTTTCATTTAAAATATCGGTCGGTGCAATATAAAAATATAATTAAAGTTGGTAACAATAAAAAATCATACAAAAGTTTTCAAAATAAAAATGGAATTGTCAAACTGATCCAAAAATAAAATTAGGACACATTTTTCAACTGTTCAATGAAATCATATTGTTTTGTGAAAGAGATTTGAGATTTTCATAAGCTTCAAAATTTTTAATAGAACTAATATAAACAAATCTGTCATAATCCTTTTTTAACAATTCGTCTGTTTTTTTCAAATTAAAATCTTTTCTTTTGAGCTCATCATAATGCTTGTTTAAAACTTTATTTATGAAATCATAAGAATCATCGACTTGTTCCAAGTTCCTTGCACCAGTAATTATAATTTTTCCGCTTTGGAATATTGCTATGGTTACTTTCTTACAATTTCCATCTCCTGTTCCATTTCCTTTTCCATCACATTTTTCTATACAACAACATGTTCCAAAATTTTTTTTATTTTTATTATCTGTGTTCCAATAAAATTTGGAATTCACACCAGGATAAATATCTGGTTCATATGTAGCATAAATCCCATATTTATTTACAAGTATTTCAAATAAAAATTCTCTTTTTATTTTAAACCCAACGCAAAAATCACTATTAATCAAACATATTTTAAAATTTTTTAGTTCTAATTTATCCAAATCTTTTTTTTTGACAATTAAATGTTTGTTAAATTGATGAATACTATTCAATACATCAATATCAATTTTATTTTCTTCCATTAATTTGAATATTTTAGTAAAAATTTCAAAATCATTTTTATTTTCTTTGTTTTTGAAATATTCATTAACAGTTGTTTTCGTAATTTTGTCTAATTCATGAATATCTTGTAAATTGTTATAATGTTTCACAATTTGTAAATATTGTTTATTATTTGTATTTTTGGAAACACATTGTTCTATTAAAATATCTAATTTAGATTTAATTTTGTTTTTATCAATATTTTTTATTTTTCGAATCAAAATATTTATTGATTCATGTCCTTCTTCTTCTTTTTTGAGACCAGTTAAATGAACAGTTCCATTCAAAAATATTTTTAGATTGATTCTTTTTCCATTTTTCAAACCAATCAACATTGTTCTTTGATTATAAAAATTTTTTTTTTTTTTGATTTAATACATTTGTGATAATCTGTATCATTTTCTAAAAATAATCCACATTCAGAACAAATATGTTTTGTTATTTCATTTAAATTAACATATTTAGTATTAATATTAGACACAGCTGTAATTGTTGAAATTCTTAATTCTGTTGGTTTGAAACGGTCTATTTTTTTTGGCAAATCAAAATCTATCTCATCTTCCTTTGGAACTTTGGTATCATTGATTTCTTCAAACTCTTTTTCCAAATATGACAAAATCTCGTCATATTTTTTATTGTCTTTTTCCCAACAAGAATAACTCATTTGAATAAAGTTTAATTATTAATTAAAAATCAAGTTTCTTTAAATAATGTTTAATACATATTAAAAAAATCAGTTAGTAAAATAAATGAAAAAAACATGAAATATATAAATATCTATGGGAATGGATATTCCTAAATTATTTTCAAAATAATGAAACACTTGAACTAATAACAAAGAATAGAGAGAGGAAAATTATTCTGGATTTATGTGACTATTATAAATTAGAACATGAAATTATAAATACAAAATTTATTAAAAATTTATTAATCCCTAGAAAATGGGCCACAAAATGTTTTATTGGTGGAGGAGATAAATGTAAAGCCATCAATGGAAATTGGTATTATTGTGAAGATGTAGTTACAGTGAGAATTGAAGAAACTATCATTAAAATTCAAAAATCAAAATTATACGAACCCACAAAAAAACCGTTTGGAATAAATTATTATGGGAAAAAATATGAACCCACAAAATGTTTAACCAATGATATAATTGGATTTAGATGTTGTTTACAAAAAACCATAGGAAATATTTATGATAAATTAGTAGATAAACCAGAATATTATCCTGTTGTTAAACATATAAATTTTAAAAATATGTCCAAAATTCAAAATATTCCAGTAAAATAAAACAACAAAAAATAAATATTATCAAAATGGATATTTTAAGAAATTATTTGTCCTGTTGTCTTTTATCACCAAGTTTGAAAGGTAAGGCACGGATGAATCATAATATTTTTGTGTTATGGTGTGTTATATGAATATTGTGTTATTTGGAACTAATTATGGTGGGTTTTTTTATCCACAAAATTTGCCAAATTTAAATAAAGATAGTATAATTTATTGTGTTGGTGCTGGTGAAGATATTTCACATGATGTTATTTTATCATATAAACTTGGGTGTCCAGTTCATATTTTTGACCCTACTCCCAGAGCAATCAAACATGTCAAATATGTCAAAGATGTTTTAGAAAACAAAAAAATTCCTATTAATAACAAAAGATTTGGAGGTGGTGATCCAAATTACTGGAAAATTATTTTGTCACATAAAGCAAAAGGACAAAATTTAAAATTACATGAATATGGATTAAATACTAAGGATGGGAATGTTCCATTTTATTTGCCTAAAAATAAAGAGTTTGTTTCTTGCTCCATAAGTAGTCTTGGAAGAAGCAATAATTATATTGATATTCCTGCTAAGACTATTAATACTATTATGAAAGAATTAAATCATGACCATATTGACTTACTCAAAATAGACATAGGAAATATAGAATGTGACATGTTAGAAAAAATGTTAAATAACGAAATATATCCTATGTATCTTTCAGTAGATTTTGATTTGTGGAACCACAATAAAAAAAGATGTGTAGAAATTCTTATTAAATTAGAAAATAATGGTTATAAATTAATAAAACAAACAGGACAAGATTTTTCATTTATCAGAAATCATTTTGAATTATTTTAAATTATTTTGAATTATCTTGAATCATTTTGAATTATTTTAAATTATTTTGAATTATCTTGAATTATTTTGAATTATTTTGAAATATATTCATTTAGAAATTCTAATTTTTTGGGAGTGTAATAATTTTTCATTAAATATTGGGTTCCACGTGGTGAAGTTCCATTTTGTGTATCACAATTTATTAATATTTCAAAATTATCAGCAGTAATTTTATTTTTTATCATTGTGGAAAATCCATAATAAGCACCTAATAAATAACCTGCTATACACGCATTTGTATCTGTGTCGCCTTTTTGTCTGATTATATACCCAGACCAAACATATAACTATCATGACAAATATAAGAATTTCTTCTCACAAGTCATTAATGGAGCAGATGACAAATTCCAATTGCCCTCCTCTAGAATGACATCATTGGGAAGATTTACAAAACAAAAAATGAATGATGGTTTGATCTATAAGGTTCCAGCCCATGGATATTTTAACATTCACGAAGAAACTGGAACTTCATATGTTCCACTTAACTCACCAGATAGACTTGATGTACAAAAATTTATATGTGAGACAGTCGAAAAAAACATCACATCATATTATTCGCTCGCTTACAACGCACACTCATTCATTCGTCTTAAAATTCTTGAAATGAAAAGAAGTCCATATCGAAATACGCTAACACAATTTTGCGAAGAAACAAATTTTTCAGTTGTTCCACCAATGTTCAAAAAAATTTTTGAGGAATTTCTTAAAATCTCAAGATCCTATGTTGATGAGTATGAAACAAAGCCCATATACCAAAAAATTGGACAACAAATGAAAAGTTATATCACATATATACCAAGTGTAAAACCAAGAAACACAAAGAAACTATCAAAGGAACGATTCCAAAAATTTGTTAAAAAACGACAACTCGAGAGACAAGATAAAATTGGACAAGTTCAGGATAAATTGGATGAGCTTGGATTTACAGAAGAAATAAAAATGATTAAGGAAACTATTTTGGACACATTTGATGATTTGATGTTAAATTACAGATTTCCTAAAATGTGTCTCTGTTATCTTGATAAATATATAAGAAGACCAAACTTTTGTTTGGCCTGCCATTGCTGCCACAGCGTTACACTCACTTAAATTTCCAATATCTCACAAAAATCTCAAATCTTGAAAATGATTTAAGGACGAAGGACCACAATTCCAACTTACTCAAGAAAACTTAAAATCAGGAAGCAAATTAAAATATTATGTCAATGACAGAAGAACCATAATATTCCATTATTATGGCACAATCCCAAATTGTTACCAATCTAACTGGTTCCTTGATCCTTTAATGAACTTTAGCATGTTCATAGAATGATTTTAATTTATATTGTCGAAAAATATATTAGTTCTTGTCATGGTCATAATCAAAATACCAAGAATCATAAAAACTAATATGTTTATGTCCATTAAAAGATAACTTGACCAATTTGTGTGATAATCTACCAAATAGTAATTTTTGTAATTTCAACATTATTTTTTTATATGGTATATTGATATGATTTTACAAATTTAAGATATTTAAGAAAACAAATTTTGATCGCATAGATTAAAATCTTTGAAACTTTCAGTTGAACAGTAAAAATGACTCAAAAATAAAACAAGTCGTATATTTTGCAAAAGAATAGTTTTGTATCTGTGATACTAAGTTTCAAGGAAAGTAAGATGTTTTCTGTTATCTGAACGATTTCTTAATCAGAGAATATTGCTAATTAACACCTAAAATTCATTCATAGATGTTAAATATTTCAATAATAATAGAAAAACATATGAAATCCTAAATCCTAGATCCTAGATCCTAAATCCTAAATCCTAAATCCTAAATCCTAAATCTTAAATCCTAAATCCTAAATCCTAAATCCTAAATCTCAAATCCTAAATCCTAAATCTTAAATCCTAAATCCTAAATCCTAACTTTTAATGAATAAAATTATGGGACTAATGGGGAATTTTGCAAAATGGAATAATCACCTATTTTATTTCGGAAAATATCAAAAGCTATTCCTCCAAATCCAAAATATTTCCCAATATCATGGGCGAGTTGACGTATATAGGTACCTGTTGACACATCAATTTGAATGTCTATCTCTATCAAATTAGTATCAAAATCAATATCTTGTATTTTTTCCCAAATTTTTAAGATAGTTTCTTTGTTGAATCCATCATGTGTGACAAGATCTATTTTAGAAATAAATTTATCTATAATATTTTTTAGTTTAACAAATTTGCCATTTATTATTTTAATATTTTTGATATGAACCATTTTAGAAGGTATTTTAATTTCATCTGATCTTTTATTTTTAGTCCACCACCATAATGGATGGTTCTCATTTTTGACATTTCTAACATATTTAGATGAAAATGGTGGAAATTTTTGTAGAAATTTTTTATCATTAAAAGATTGAATGTGTGTTTTTATAATGTCAAAATCTATGAATTTTGGAACATTTGTAATTTTAATTTTATTAGACAAACAATCCATCGACAATGTTTCTATTCCTAAAATTAAACTAAATCTATAACTTTTATCCAAATTAATTATTTTAGATTGATATTTACATTCTTCATTTTTAAGAATGTACATCAAACCACTGGCCATGGGATCTAATCTTCCAGCAAAAGATATTTTAGTAATATTTTTATTTGATTTTTTTATTTTGTCTAACAACTGATTGGGTGTTTCTCCAAATGGTTTAATGACCAACATTTTTTTTGGTAAAATTTAGTTTTTTAAAATCATAATTTTTTTTAACATCTAAAATTAATTTAAATTATTTGAAACCAAACCATAAAATTATCAATTGGAAACATGATTTCTAAAATACAAATTATATTAAAATTAATTGCTCAAAAATTCAATAATTATTTTTTTTTGAATATGTCATCCATGTAAAAATCTTAGCTATATTTAATGAGTGAAATATTAATTGGTTATAATGATATATTTGAAGAACATTCACTATATGAGTATGAAAAAGATTTGAAAAAATATGTTGATGGAAACAAAAAAGAAAAAGAAGAAGTGAAAAATTCTTTAAATAAATATGTCATTTTTTTTAGAAAAATTTGTGATGGAAATTTGGTTGGAAAAGACAACAATGAAAAAATCAATTATCTTGAAAATGAGTTACAAAAAATAAAATTATGTTTTAGACAAGTAAAAGATATAAATAAATTAAAAAGAATTATTTTGGAAATCAAAAAAGATGTTTATTTGAATTTTATGGAAAATATAATTTATGGAAATGAATCAGATGATTTAAAAGATATGGACAATTATTTTTATCCTGAAATTACCGATAATAATTTTAACAAAAAAATTTTCTATAAAAAAGAATTTAATAAAAATAAAATTCCACTTGGAAAACAGAAGAGATCCAAAGAATTTGTTCTAACACAAACACAAAAATTTTTGAAAAATTACATGTCCAGAGAAACACCATATAATGGAGTTTTGATATGGCATGGTGTTGGTGTAGGAAAAACTTGTACTGCTATCAGTATTGCTGAAAATTTCAAAAAAGATATGGAGAGAACAAATAGAAGAATATTGATATTAACTCCAGGAGAAACTTTGAGTGGAACATGGTACAATGAGATTTTTAATATAGAAAAAGAAAAAAACAAAAAAAATAAAGAAAAAATACTTAATTTTCAATGTACGGGAAATTACTACACTGAATACTATAACAGTTTGGGAAAATACAAAAATAAAAAAAAACTAATCAAAAGATTTATTAATGAGATTTATGAAATTAGTACATATTTAAAACAGGTTAATATGATCAAAAAAGGAGCTAAAAAATTAAGCAATGATTTGTACAAAACCAACGATAAAAAAGAAATAGAATTTATAAAAAAAAAATATTCAAATAGAATCATAATTATGGATGAAATCCATACCATAAAAGTTAGTGAAACACAAAAAAACAAAAATAAAATAGTTCCACCCTATTTAGAAATGATAGCAAGATACAGTAAAAATTCTAAAATAATATTATTAACTGCCACACCAATTTTTAATGAATCTACTGAAATAGTTCAATTAATTAATTTACTTATCCATAATGATAAAAGAGCTCCAATACTTTTGGATGATGTGTTTGAAAAACAAAAAAAAAATTTTGTTTTGAAAAAAAAAACGGATAGAAATCCATCAGGAGAAGAATTATTGATAAGAAAAATGAGAGGTTATGTTTCATATCTGAGGGGTAGTAATCCTCATAGTTTTCCAACCAGATTATATCCAACCAAAAATATTTTTTCTCCAAACTGGTCATTTGGAAATTTAGTTTTGTATAGAACAAATATGGGTGAAAAACAATCAAAAATCTATAAAAAAGCAATACTATCCGATAAAAAAGGAAATTTCGGGAAATTAGGGATAAATGAATCATTATTTAGTTTGGGATATACCAGTCTGGGATACAAAGATAGAAAAGTTTTATTATCTGGAAATAAGAAATTTCTAACCCAAAAAAAAGGAAAAAAACATGATATATTTAGTTATAACAAAAAAAATCCAAATACAATTAAAAATGGTTATTCTTTTTTACATGAAAAAAGACTTTATGAATTTTCCAGCAAATATTCTGAAATTATAAATTTAATTAAAAATTCTGAAGGAACCATTTTCATATATTCTGATAAAGTAATGTTAGGTGTAAAATTATTTTCTTTAATTTTGGAAGAAAATGGAATGACAAGATATGTGGGAAAAAGTAGTTACACTAATTTTCTCCAAAAAAGAAATAGTAGTCGTAATACATTTTCTCAAAAATTCAAATATATTTATGTTGATGGTTCAACAGATAATAACATGGTAAATGAATGGTTCAATGACTATAACAATGATTATCAAAATAAACTGAATATAAAAGTTATATTAGGGAGTGATAAAGTGTCACAAGGTGTCAACTTGTTTAGGATCAGGGAAGTTCATGTGTTAAATCCTTGGTTCAATTTAAATAAATTAGAACAAGTAATAGGAAGAGCCACAAGACAAAAATCACATTTGTCTTTACCAATTGATAAAAGAAATGTTACAGTTTATTTACATGCATCTTATGATAACGAATTCACAAATTCAAAAAGATCTGCTGATGAAAGAAATTATAAAATTTCCTATGAAAAAAAATTAAATGAACTTAGATTGTTATCCATCGTTAAAAAAAATGCTATTGATTGTAATTTGAACAAACATGGAAATTATTTTAAAATTTCAAAAGAAAATATAATTAATTCACAAAAAAATAAATATGAAATTAACAAAGGTTTATCTTGTGATTTTTTAGAAATCAACCATGAAAATTGTCAGGATGATTTCATGTTAAAAAAATTCACTTGTACTCCAAAAGATTTTACTGAAAAAAAATCAATTAATACAAATACTTATTTTGGTTATTTCGCTTATGATGAAATAAAAAAACTAAAAGATATTGTTAAAAATATGTTTAAAAATAATTATGTCTATGAATTAAAAAATATTATTAAATCAATTAAAAAAATTGAAGATAAAGAAAATATTAATTTTGAAGCAGATTATATTTATTTGGCACTTCAAGAATTAATAAATAAAAAAGAATTATTACTTGATCATAATAACAGAATAGGTTATATTATTTATAAAAACAAAAATTATATTTTTCAACCAAAAGAAATGGAAAATGAAGATATACCATTTGTTTATAGATATTATCCACTCATGAGTGTAAAAGATAGTGTTGATATACCAAATCCAAAAAAAAAACAAATCAAAAAAACCATTGTTTCAAAAAAAAATCCAAAGAAATTTTTAAAAAAAAAAACTCAAAAAAAACGCATGGCTGAAACAACAGGTAGAACAAGTGATAAAATAACTGAAATTGGCAAAAATAAAATTCTTTCTAAAATTTTGAATGATATTAAAAATATTGCTGATGTAATTTTGGACAAATCTAAAATGAAAAATTTTGATTTGTATGAAAATATATCAAATTCTAAATTTTATGATAATTTAGAAGTATGTTTTTATAAAACTTGTTTGGGAGAATACATGTTAAATCGTTTTGATTTGAACAACACAGAAAAAATTATGAATAAATATAAGGAATTTTATGGAGATAATGAAAATAGAATTAAAATAGATTTTGATAGATATATGAGATATTATTTGATAGACAGATTATTTTTTGAACAAAAAAAAATTTTAATTGAATATATAATCAACAAAACCTATAATGGAACAGAATTAAACAACAGTATTGAATTAAATTATTCAAATGGAGAACATCATATTTTTGATTATTTTCATCAAAATATTGGAATAACTAAAAAAAATTTGTTCATTTTTATTCACAATGATTCGTTGTACTACAGACTATATCAAATCACAGATACAAGAATTTTACCAAGAACATTTAAAAAAAAAGGAGATGGATTTATTTTGGTAAAAATGTCTTCTGAGTTAAATTCATTACCCAAAACAAAGATAGATGATGTCCAATTATTGAAATATTGTAATTATTATGGAGTTGTTGATTCTGGAGTAAAAAATAAATTTCAAAAAGAAGAAAAAGCTAAAATAACTTTTAAAATTTTAGATACAAATGTTGATTTATCTTCTAAAAAAGGATTGTCATGGAGAAAAGGGAAAAATTGTTATGCGTCAGGGAATTGGATTTTTAAAGGAGTGTATAACAATTCCAAAACAAATGTTGGAGAATTAACAGCAGATTTAATATCATTTATATTTGATATCCCTGTTGTCAGGAATAAATCTCAAATTGATATTCCTCATGTAAAAATTCAATATAAATCACATTTATCCAATATTCATGATATGTATTTTTATTTGAATAAAACAAAATATTTTCTTTTTAAAAGAAAACTTAGTGATTCTTGTTTGGAAATTGAATGTTTATTCAGATATTTAAGAGATATTCATAGATACGCAATTGAAACTATCAAAAATGTTGTTCCCCAATATTTGTTTCATAATTATGGTGAAAAATTAATTCAAAGACATTTGGAACAAGGAAAAACATTTTTAAAAACAAAAGATCATATTCATGGTATTTGTGAAACTATAAGAAATATTGTATCAAATAACAAATATAAATCAATTTATGAACCAACATTTTATTTTAATGAGGATGGAATTTGTGGTAAAGCAGATTCACAGTTCAAAGTAATAAAATTTCGAGTGGGTTCAAAAGTAGATGTACCACTCGAAAGAATCAGTGGAATAATAACCAAAATTAATAGTGATGGAACATTAAATATCAAAACAGGAGAACAATCAAATAATTATTCTATTAAAGATATTCAAATTAGAAAAAGTGAATATTATCCATTTGTATTCAGATATCTCAGAACACATAGAGTTGAACCTTGTTTATTTAATTAATTTCCAAATATTTTTTTTTTGATGATTTTTTTAGAACTTGTTGTCCCATTTTAATTTTTATCAGTACAAAATAACCATTTGTCACGAGTTTGTCAATATCATAACAAATCATTGTACTTATTTTTTTGTGTTTTTTTCAAATATGTTGTATTAGTAATTTTTGGATCATGAATTATTCTATTTTTTTTTGATCCGAAAATTTTCTTACATTTGCTACAATACAAAAGTAAACAGGTACACCAATAATAGTAATGTAACCAGTATTTTTGTCAATGAAATTTCAAAACCAATATTTTTATTTATAGATTAATCAGTGTTGTTCAATCACTCAAAAATTCATGAAAAAAGTTTTTTTAATATTTTTAATGTGTGTAAAACAAACAATCACAACTGATATAATATACAATGTTCAAGATTCTAATATTTGGTCTAAAATTAATCCTGAATTTAGTTGTTTTAATATTGATTATCGTCCAACCTTAAATAAAACAGGTATACTAGGTGTAAATTTATCAAATCCAGCGTTAATTTCGTTTGTGAAATCATTGGATGGTTCAATGATCCGTTTTGGGGGAAGTGACTCAAATAAAATGATTTATGCGAATTTCAATGCATATTTTCAATGTCCGGAAAATTATTATTTTTGTCTCGAACCAAAAAGATGGAATAAAATAATAGATTTTTCAAAGAAAACAAAAACAAAAATTCTATTTGATTTAAATTTGAAAGGTGATTGTGACAAACAATATAATTGGTCATGGACAAAATCTAACATAAATAGTCTTTTTCAATACACGGTCAAAAACAAATTGGATATTTTCTCATTTGAGTTGGGAAATGAAAATCAGGATATTTTAACTGGAAATCAAACAACAAATAGATTTAAGGATATTAGGAATTTAATGGATATGAATTGGAATAAATGTAATAATATTAGACCTAAATTGTTTGGTCCATCTTGCCATATTCAAACAGATTGGATTATTGATTTTGTAAATAACATAGGAGATAATGTGGATAGTTTTGCTTATCATTTATATCCTGGTTATGGAAAATCATCGGAAATCAACACACAAATTCACACTGTGTCATTTTTGGATACTTCAAGAATGTTACAACTTCAGACCAACATGGCTGTCAAAAAAATCAATAATACTATACCTATTATGATTACAGAAACAGCTGCTGCATGGGCAAGTGGAAAATTAAATGTGACTAACTCTTTCATGGATAGTTTTTGGTATTTAGATCATTTGGGAACAAGTGCATATCTTGGTCATTATTCAACATGTAGACAAACTTTGATTGGGAGTAACTATTCATTGATTGATGTTTTAAATAATTGGACAGCAAATCCTGATTATTTCGTTTTAAGGTTATGGCATGATTTAATCAGTAAAAAGGAATTGTACATGTTTCAAAGTTCGAGACAACCAGTAATTTCTGAGAATATTTATCATGATTTTAGGGCATATGTTTTTTATAAAAAAAATAAATTAGTATTTTCGTATATTAATATTGGTGACAATTCATACAATGTGAGTGTTCAAACTCAAAGTGGTGTAAACATAAATAATGCCAAAAAAGAATTGTATGTTTTACAAGCACCAAATAATAATCTTTCAAGCAGAAAAATGTTATTAAATGGAAATTTAATTGAGGCAATTAATGGTGATGTTCCAAAATTAATTCCAATTATATCAACATCTCATCTAACCGTTCCTTCTAAATCACTTGGTTTCATAGTTTATAAAAATGTTCATTTACCAATCAATATTTAATTTATTTTTTTGATGAATTAAAAGTAAATAACCAAAAAACTCATGCTACAATATTTTTTTTAATTTGTTTGATTTTAGAAAAAAGTGAAAACCCGATAAATTTGAATATAAAGGTTTGTTCAAATTGTATTGAAATATGAAAAAGTTTTTATTTGTGATTATGGCATTATTGGCTGTTCTAGGAAATTGTGATAAATTGATTATTTTGCGTGTTGGAGATAATATTTCGATCAATAGCGATTGTTTGACATATATTATAGGAGAAATCAATTTGGCCGATAATCATGTTAATTTTGACACTACATCATTTGTAAAACACACAACAGTTTATCCAACAAATGATAATTCAACTGAATACACAACCATTTCACCAATTTCCACCAAAAGTTTTAAAAGAACTATTTATGATTCATATAATGTTTATGACAGTTATGATATATCACAAACCACTACAGAAGTTCCTGGGACCACTTCTTTTGATATTGATGGTTCAACATATGATTCCTATGATTCCTACTATAATGTTTATGATAGTTATGAGCCATCCATTTCAACTGTAGAACCATCACAAACCACTACAGAAGTTCCTGGGACCACTTCTTTTGATATTGATGGTTCAATATATGAT